TACGCAAATATCGAGTGCCGTTCCCATTTGCTACGGCATTGATTTGGCTAAGTCTTACGATTATACTGTTATTATCGGTCTTGACGGTAATGGTTGCGTATGTCATTACGACCGTTTTCAAGCTGACTGGAATACTACTAAGAATAAGATAAAGCAACTATCAAACGTGCCAAAAGTAATTGATGCCACAGGCGTAGGTGACCCGATAGTCGAAGATTTGCAACGTGATGACTATATGATAGAAGGGTTTAAATTTACAAGCACTTCAAAACAGCAATTAATCGAGGGTTTAGTTATAGCGATTCAGCAAGGTTTGATTAAATACCCAGAAGGTTCTATTGTAGACGAATTGTCGTTGTTTGAATATGTGTATTCTAAAAAAGGCGTTAAATATTCAGCACCTAAAGGAATGCACGACGATGCTGTATGCTCTTTAGCATTAGCGTGGCGTGGTTTTATTCAAGGGCGTACACTTGGGCAATATGCTTTAATTTAAACTTATTATTTGTGTGAAATAGTTATTTGCGCTTATATTTTTTGTAATGCGCTTATATTTTATGTAAAGTAAATAGTTTATAATATGACAAACTCGGAAGTAAAAGCATGACAAAGTCGGAAAAATTCATGCAAATTTAAAATACTTTATGACAATTCTATGACAATTGAATAGGCAAGTCGTGTTATATTTGTATAACAAAACAAACAAGCCATGCTAAAATTACACATTTGCCCAAGTCAATTAAAACCAAAAACTTACAATGTTTCATTTCCTATTTGCGGAAAAGTTAGTTGCGCTATTGAATTTGATACAGTTAGCTTAGAAGATTTTTTAAAGGCAGACCCAAAAAGAAGATGCGTAAATTGTTCTAATAAATTAACTAAAGGAGAGAGCTTTTAAAAGCTCTTTCTTTAAAATAAAAATATGAAAGATAAAGCTTTTGAGTTTTTCGATTCAATGCCTAGCGGTCAGATAATAGCTATAAAGGAAATAGCAAAGAATGACCCTGAAGCATTTAAGCAATATCTAAAGGATTATATCGATAGCGGTGGTTTGATTACCATATCACCAGACTGGCGAAAGTTCAGAAAAGATAACGACCCTAAAGACTTTAAAGTTTTTAATTATGAAATAAAATAGTTATATTTGAATATAGTCAGATGGCGTAATTGGTAACGTAAACTCATTAATGGGTTGCATACAGGTTCGAATCCTGTCCTGACTACAAAGACTTATCACAACGGTAAGTCTTTTTTTTATTTACATTATATTTAAACAATGATGAAGAACTGGAATACAATTACAATAGAAGATTATCAATTAATTTATGGCATTATAAACGATGCTAACATGAATGACTTTGAAAAGGAAGTTAAATTGATTTCAATAATTAATGAAATTTCAGAAGAAGAGCTTGACAATATGCCTTTGGATAAGTTCAAAGATTTAAAACCTAGCTTAGATTTTTTACACAAGGGAACGATTGAAGGTAAACTTCAAAAGTATGTCAAAGTAAACGATACTAAATATGTAATGTCTTTAGATGCTTTTAAATTAACTTACGGGCAATATGTAGATATCACAACCTTCTTAGCGGGTGAAAATGCAATGGTCGAAAACTTGCATTTAATTATGGCTTCATTATCAATGCCTGTAAAAACTAATTGGTATGGAAAAGAAACTGTATTACCTTACGGTAGCGTAGAGCATAGCAAAGTGTCAAGCGATATGCTAAAGTCAAACTTTGCAAATTGCTATCACACAAGCGTTTTTTTTTTGAAACTTATAAACGCCTTAATAAAGGCTATCGGGGTTTATTCGGTCAAAGAGATTCTGAAGAACAAACGAGTGACGAAGGACAAATTGAGAGCGATTCTCAAACCTTTGAAAAACGGTGGGGGTGGGTTTACAATGCCGAGCTTATCGCAAAGTTTGAACGAGTAGCATTAAATGAGGTATGGAAATTAAATATAATACAAGCGTTAAATTCTTTGGCATATTTAAAGGATAAAAATGCAAACGAACGTAGGCAGTTAGAAAAGTTAAGGAAATAACATGATAGATGACGAAAGTTTTTATGCAAATTTAGGGGGTGGCAAAGGCGACTTCAAGATATTGAGTAAAAACGATGTGGCACTTCCTGAGCTTGAGCTTATCCTTTTTAAATACGCTGGGTTAATTGCGTCACGTGCTGCAAAGAATTTAAATAAACCTAATAAAAAAAGTCCGAGTGGTTCGACCGCTTCAGGTAACTTAGAGGAAAGTATTACGATTTCACCTGTAAAATTTATGGGGGGGCATTATACAATCGAAGTGACTATGCTCGATTACTTTGAGATAGTAGACCAGGGGCGTAGACCTAACAGCAAACGACCACCGATTGAGAATATTAAAAAGTGGATAAGAGATAAGCAGTTAAGACTTGACGATGGTGGCACTACTAAAAATGGTTATAAGCGTGACGGTACTTTAATTAGCAAATCAAAAAAGAAAGTGCTTTCTGGTAAAAAGAAAGTTTCAATCTTAGATATGACAGCTTACAAGATAGCTTCAAGCATAGGCAAAAAAGGAACGCCACCAACTTACTTTTTAACGAATGCTATTAAGTCGGTTGAAAAGAACTTTTATAAAGAATTATCAGGCGCATTAAAAAGAGATATAAGAAATAATATAATAGTGTTTAACCCACTCGCAGAAAAGTATAAAAATAAATAACATGGCAATAACGTACATTCAAACACCGCAATTGTGGACACCGATAAATAATGATATGATTTATTACGTGCAAACGAATAGCGACATAGATTTTTTATTCCTTGAAATATGGGTGCAATCCACAATAGTCGGGCGCGTTAAGTTAGTTGTTAATGATGGTAACTTTGCGTATTGTGACGTGAAACAATTCTTGCTATCGTTTATAAAGAACGACCAGATGTTTTTCGAGTTTGATGTATTTTGGAAGCCTTTAAACGATTTAAGCTATTACGTGAACTATCAGATTAAGTGCGTGGAATCAATCGGTGGAACGTCTTATAACGATACTGTGCGCTATGCCTTTAATGGTCAAGTTTCTTTTACCGATTTTGTGCAATTTAATCAAACACAATTCACGACAACCGACACAAGTACAAAGTTTTTGACAAGTTCGCCACGTGTGTTAAGCACAGACTTTGAACGAACAAACTTTTTAAGCTATATTGACGGGGATAGCCCAGCTACTAAGATACTTTTAAAGTTGTATGAAAGCAATGCTTTAATCCCGACGGGTGTTTATGAATTTGATATACCAGACCTTTCAGCTTTAGCTGGTATTATTGCGATTAGTCGGGAATCATTCGGCGCAGACTTTGTTTATTGGGAAGATGTATCTGAAGCGTGGGAAACGGTCGATTCTACTTGGGAAACGGTCGGAGGTTATTTGATTAATCCTTTAGTGACAGCGTGCGAAATTACTTTACTAGATGCAGGTGATATCGCGGTTAGTGAAACATTTAAATTCACCTTTGATGACTATTGTTCAAAGTACGCAAAAACAAATGTGTACTGGCAGAACAGTTTAGGAGGTTTTGATAGTTACACTTTCAACATGGTGAAGCGTAAACGATACGATATTGAAAGAAAGAGTATTCAAAACTACCCTTATAACTTTACTCCGACTGGTTATAGTCAGCATGTTAATAATATGTTTAATTTATCAAATCAAAACTATTTTACTAATTACACAGAGGGCATAGTATTAAATTCGGATTTGTTAAACGATGCTGAACACGAATGGTTTTGGGAACTTATTAAAGCGCATTCTCTTTACGTAGAAGAAAAGATAAACGGCGTGACTTATTACATACCAGCTACAATTAAATCTACGACCTACGAGCCTAAAATTCAAAAGGTCGATGGATTGCAAAACGTACAAATAGAGCTTCAATATTCATACGATAATATTAAACTAACTAAATAATGGCTACGCAAAGGACACAGATATATTTGGAGGGCGTTGCTTTAGATTTGGATAAAAATGTCGATATAGATTTCACTTATTCGATTGTCGATATTGAGGATTTTGAGAAACGTACGACGACATTTTCAAAGACTATTTACATTCCTGGGACGGCGCATAATAACTTTTTATTCGGTAGCTACTTTGATTTTAATATTGAAAATCCTTATTTAAGTGGTGGCGCGAATATCGGTGTAAATTTCAATCCTTTAAAGAAAGCATTTACAAAAGTAACGCTTGATAATATCGAAATATTTGTAGGCGTTTTAAGGCTCTTGGAGATAAAGTATTTGAATGGTGAACTAATATATGAGTGCGCTCTATTCGGTTCTTTAAACAATCTATTTAGTGCCGTAGGTGACAAACTATTGACCGATTTAAACCTAAGCGAGTTCAATCAAGTTTATAACTTAACAAACATCGAAGCTAGTTGGTCGCGTGACGATTATATTTACACTTTGGCTAATTACGGTAAATTCAAAGATGCCACGCCGAGCAAATTAGATGTAACTAATTTTAGACCTACTTTGTTTTGTCGTGAGATATTCGACAAGATAATGAGCGAAGCTGGTTATACTTATAACACCGATTTATGGGATACTAATAATTTAGATAAGATTACACTTTTAAACAACGAAGAAGATTTCACAGTTTACATTTCGGCTCTAGGTAGCGCAGATTTAGAAGCTCAAGAAGTTAATAATTTATATAGGTCTTTACAATTAGACCCAGGGAGTTTAGTACCTAGCTATTTTAATTTTGCAGACGATGGTTTAGGCAATTACTACATCGTAAATAATTCAGCTTCAGAAATAAAGGCAAAGTTTACAGGTATGATAGTTTGGGAACGTGACACATTTGCACCCGAAAATATGTCTATCGGTATGATTGACTTATTCACAGGCGTAGAAAATTATTCAGAATATCCAATCTCTGGCGGGATAGGTTCTTTTAATTACGAGTTTACTTTTGTATTACGACCAGGCGCTGCGAATGAATTTAGGGCAAAGATAGGTGACGCTTTAAGCACAACCATTTTAAACATTCAATTAAGTTCTAATTTAGTAATTACCAATTTCGATAATTCGGCTAAAGTACCCGCGATTTATGGTAAGCAATTCGAAGGAAAATCATTTGTCCCGACCGCGGTTAAACAAGCTGATTTTTTAAAGTCAATAATTAACCTTTTAAACTTATATGTAATTCAAGATAAGGACGACGAATTTAAACTCACGTTTATACCTTATCCCGAGTTTTATAATAATAACGTAATTGACTGGGACGATAAGAAAGATTTGTCTAAAGGGTTTACGATTAAATCTTCAAACGATTTCCTACCTAAAACCTTGAGCTTTAAATACAAGAATGATAATGATTATTATTCAAAGTTGTATTTCAACAAATACAATAGCGCGTATGGTAATAAAACGTACACCACTCAAAATGAATTTAGCAAAGATGACAAAGCATTTGAACTGATATTCTCTTTAGTGCCTAATGTGTTTGTGAATACCGATATGGCATTACCCGCGATGTTCGATATTAACACAGATGGGACGTACAAGAAAATTAAAACTAATCCGAAGCTAGTCTTTTACGGAGGGTTACAAGATTGCACAAACTTTGAAATTTATAATGGTGATACTTTGCTTGATGCAACGAACGTGCAATACCCTTATTTCGGGCATATCTATAATTATTTAATTGATAGCATCACGACCGACTTATACGACTTGGCTTTTGAAGCACCTAAAGAGATTTATTTTCAAACAGCTTTTTATCCCGCGTATAATTTATTCGTGAAATATTATCAAGAATTTATCGAAGCTCAGGACAATAAAGACGCTAAGCTAATTACTTTATATTTCTTATTGAATACGATTGATATTATGGACTTAGATTTTAAGAAACCGATAAAAGTTCAAAACGGTTTATACTATCTAAACAAGATAGATGGGTATAACCCTTTAGGGGATTCATTGACAAAAGTAGAATTATTAAAAAAGATATAGATGGCAACCGATAACGAATTAGCATTAAAAATAACAACCGACACCACGCAAACAGTAAAAGCGGTTAAATCTATAAAGACCGAATTAAAAGAAGCGAATGAAGAATTAATACTTGCACAAAGAAACTTTGGTGACTATTCAGATGAAGCTTTAAAGGCTGCTAAAAAGGTTGCACTCTTAAAAGATAGCGTAAATGAGGCGCGCGAAACCGCGGATTTATTCGACCCTGGCAAAAAGTTTCAAGCATTTAGCGGTGTTCTTCAAACAACTGCAGCGGGGTACGCAGGTTTACAAGGTGCTATTGGTTTATTTGGAACTGAAAGCGCGGAACTAGAAAAGCAATTACTAAAAGTTCAAAGTGCTTTGGCATTGTCTGAAGGCTTATCAGCTGTAAGAGATGGGGCAAAAGACTTTGCAAGACTTGGTATTGAGATTAAGAAAGTAATTCCAAATCTTAATACTTTAAGAGGTGCGATTATAGCCACAGGAATAGGTGCAGCGGTTATTGCGGTAGGTTTATTAATTGCTAATTTTGAAACAGTTAAAAAAGTTGTTTTAAATTTAATACCTGGTCTTGCAAAAGTTGGCGAATTTATAGGTAAGCTAGTTAATAAAATCACTGATTTCGTAGGTGCGACAAGTGAAGCCGAAAGAGCTTATACTAAACTTGCAAATAGTAATAAATCGGCTAATGAACAAATACAAAGGCGAATTGATTTACTAACAGCGCAAGGTGGTCAAGAAAAGGAAATCGCAAGGCTATCAAAACAACTAGCGGACAATGACTTAAATACTTTGCGTTCAAAGTACAAAGCCGAAAAGGGATTACGTGGTGATGACTTAAAAGACTTTGAAGATTTAAAAAATAAAAAGTTAATAATTGACGCTCAAGAAACGGTAAGACTAAAGACGGAAGGGGAAAAGAGGGCAGCTGATAGAAAGACCGTAAGGGATAAAGAAATAGCCGAAATTGCAGCAGAGAAAGCACGTAAAGAAAAAGAATTTTCTGATTATGTAAAAGGATTGCAAGATGAAAGCAACGCTAAAAAGACAGCACTTGAAGCTGATAGAGATGCAGAAGCTTCAATAATTGCGGATTTAACAGCAATAGATGATGCAGATGCTGAAAAGAAATTACAAAAAGAAGAAGCTAGAGCTGAAACTGAAATATTTCGTGCTAATCTTGTAGCTGAAAGAAGAAGAAAAGATAGAGATATAGAAACTGATGAAGATAAAAAAGCTTATGAAGCTAGACTAGTTGCACAACAAGCTTTCTTACAAGCCACAGCATCTGTATTTGGTCAATTAAGTTCTTTGTTTGGAGAAGGAACGGCAGCATCAAAGGCAGCAGGATTAGCCGAGATTGCAATTCAAACTGGAGTTGGTTTTGCAAATGGTTTACGAATAGCGCAGGAATCAGCAAAAGCCACAGGTCCAGCAGCAGCATTTGCATTTCCAATATTTTATGCTACTCAAGTTGGTGCGGTATTGGCAGCAGCTAATAAGGCTCGGTCTATACTATCAAAGGTTAAAGGTGGTGGAGGTGGTGGTGGTAGTGTTTCAAAACCTAGTAGTGGCGGTTCTCCTAATTTTAACGCTTCATCTTCCGCATCCATTGCACCTATTCAAGCTGGTATTAATGTACAACAAACATCGTTAACACCTGGAGGAAATAACGTAAACGTACAAAACCAACAAGCGATTAAGGCTTTCGTTGTTGAAACAGATATCACAGATTCACAAGACAGAATTAATAAAATAAAGGCAGCTGCAACCATTTAATATATTTAAGATTATGGACTTACCAATTTACAAACTTATTATCAACTCCGATATGTCGGACGATAGCGAAGTGGATTACATCGCGCTAGTAGATAGACCCGCAATTCAAAAGAACTTCTTAGCGTTTAATGAGCGTTTAAAGTTTGAAGTCATTAGCGAAGATAAACAAATATTGTCGGGTGCTTTGATGTTAGCAGACGTTCCAATTTATCGCAATAATGAAGAATTTGGCGAACATTACGTAGTTTTCGATTCGGCGACTATTCAGCAAATAGCAGAGAAATTCTTTAAACGTGGTTATCAATCAAACGTAAATGAGATGCACAACCCAGATAAGGCGGTGCAAGGCGTGACGATGTTTGAATCATGGCTAGTAAATAAAGAAATGGGCAAAATGCCTATCAAAGGTTTTGAAGATGCAAAAGATGGGTCTTGGTTCGGAAGCTACAAAGTAGACAACGCGGACATTTGGGCAAAAGTTAAATCGGGCGAATTTCAGGGCTTTAGCGTAGAGGGTATTTTCGGATATTCTGACATCGTAAAGAAAGAAGATATAATGCTTGAAAAGATAAAAGAAATATTACGTTCAGCTGAAATTTAAGTTGCATAAAATCAATTCAATTATATATAATTATTATTAATCAAAAAGTATGAAAGCAAAAGAAGCATTAGAACAAATCAAAAGTTTGCTGTTTGCCGACGAGGTTGTGAGTACTCCAGAAGATGTGGTTACTGAATTTGCTGAAGGCGTTCTAGCCGATGGCACTATCGTTAAATTCGACAAGTTAGAAGTTGGCGGTTTAATTTCAGTGGTAACAGAAGGCGGAGAAATTCCAGCACCAGTTGGTGAGCATGAACTTGAGGACGGGACTATTATTGTAGTTGCCGAGCCAGGCGTAATTGCCGAGGTTAAAATGGTCGAAGAAGAAGTATCTGTTGAAGTTGAGGTTGAGCAAAGCAAAGAAGAAGCATTTAATTACGATGCTAAATTTCTAGAGATTAGCGATTCATTCAATTCTAAGATGTCAGAGATTGAAACTAAAGTAAGTTCATTAAATGAGGTTACAAAAAAGCTAATTGAATTCATGGAAGCTTTTGCGACAATCGAATCTGCACCAGAAACACAAGCACCGAAAAACACATTTCTTGCACAAAGCAAAAACGTGAAATCGGATAGCTTTAAAAAATTACAAAACATTTTTCAAACAATTAAAAATTAAAAAAACATGGCTTTAGATTTAACTGGTTTAACCAATTATGTAAAAGAGAACGAGCAGCAATTAGCTACTTCTCTAGTATTCGCGCCAAAGACTGCTAAATTAATCGAAGCAGCTGGTAACGTGCAGGTAGGTATTAAGTCCTCCGAAAAAATTAACCTAATGGAAACCGATGCTGTATTTCAAGCTGGTGGAAGTTGTGGTTTTAGCTCAAGCGGTACAACTGCTTTCACACAAAGAGCATTGACTCCAGGTAAGATTAAAGTAAATGAGTCAATTTGTCCTAAGTCATTCGAAGCTAAGTACACACAAAAGGCTTTGAGAGCTGGTTCTATGTACGATTACATGCCGTTTGCTGATGAGTACACCGCTAAGAAAATCGCTGTAATTGGTGAGGCTCTAGAGGTTGGTTTGTGGCAAGGTGATACCGCTTCTGGTAACGCACAACTTAACAAATTTGATGGACTATTGAAGCTTATCGCTCCTGCTGGAGTTCCAGTTGCGGGTGTTATCGATGGTAACCCTGGTAACGTAGCTGCTTTATCTACTTCAACTATCATAGCTGCGGTTGATGAAGTTTATACCTTGATTCCTGCTGACATCGTTGCAAATGGTGATGTAGTTATCTTCGCTGGTATGGATGCTTTCAGAATGTACACAGTTGCATTGAAGGCTGCAAACCTTTTCCATTACG